CTAGTGCCCTGTCGATCCAAATCCACCAGTTCGAACGCCACCAGCTGCATCTCCATCTGCAATTAAGAAAGTAGCAAAAACAGCCTGGACAATACGTTCCCCAACTTCAAGAACAACCTCTTGGTCTGTGATATTCTTCATCTGCGCAAAAATATGCCCTTCATTTCCAGGATTTCCATAATAATCCCCATCAATGACCCCAACTGAGTTAATTAAAACCAAGCCCTTCTTACGAGGATTTGAAGAACGATCATAGAGGTAGAGAACCTCAGTCGGCTGCATATAAGCCTTAACCCCTGTCGGAACCAAGACAATCTCTCCTGGCGCAACAACTGTACGCACAGCAACCTTTAAGTCGTAACCAGCCGCATGCGCTGTCTCACGCTTGGGCAATAAATTTTCATCTGTAAAACTCGAAACCAATTCAAAACCACGAATTTTCATAATTTTCTCTTTTCTATTATCATTTATTCTAGATTATTCTATCTTATTTATTCGGAAAAAGCACGAAAAAAAGAGCACACAATTCAAATCGCTTAGGGCTGCTGGATTCCTCCCCTGACCCGCTTCACGCAGAACTGTTGCTCCACTATTTATTATATCACATTCCTATTCATTTTAAAAGCAAAATTATTTTTTCCGTCTATTTCTAAAAAAATCCTGCATGATAGCTGCGCATTCATCTTCCAAAATTCCTATTTCAACCTCCACACGATGATTGAGACGCTCATCTGTCAAGATATCGTACAAACTCCCAGCAGCGCCAAATTTCTGGTTTTTAGCCCCATAGACCACATTTGGAATGCGGGCAAGCCCAATCGCCCCACTACACATGACACAAGGTTCAATGGTCACAAAAAGTGTGCAATCCAGCAAGCGCCAGCTCTCCTCACTCAAGTTCGCATCCTCTATAGCCATAATTTCCGCATGCATAACCGCTCGCTGTAATTCCTCACGCGCATTATGCCCACGACCAATGATTTCCCCATCTTTGACAATCACACAACCAATTGGAATTTCATCGTGTTCAAGAGCAATCTCAGCCTCTCTCAAAGCCTCCCTCATAAAGACTTCTTTTTCTTCAAGCGTATAATACATCTCTTTTCTCTTTTCCTACTTATCGATTTTATTATTATATCATGAATCCCAACACAAAAGAAGCCACCGAATGCGGTGACTCTATAGGGAGATTATTATGAAAAAGGTAAAATAAAATCTTATTAAATCAACACTCTTGGAGGGTGTCCCCTCCAACTCCCCGACCTCTGGACAAGGTCTATTTTTTTGAAAAAACTTCATCAAATCGCTTGACTTTCTCGGTGCACCGTGATATAATATAATCAAGATAAGGAAAGGGGGTGATGAAATTGAACAAAGAAGATTGGCTCAGGTTACTTGAAAAGGCAATAGACAATATTCCTGAAACAGTAACTGCTATCGCAAGTCTAGTGACCGCAATAACGGTCGCAAGACAAAACAAAAAGCGTAAACCGAAATCCCGCAAAAGAAAAAGGTAAACGCTAAGAGGTTGGGGCGAAAGCCCCTCACGCCTCTATTTTATCAAATGGAAAGAGGAAATGCAATGGTCAGTGCAATAGCTATTTTTATAATTGTAATCAATGTATATATTTATCTAAAAAACAAAAAGGACAAATAGGATGAGGAAAGTTATTGAAGAATTGTTAGACAGTTCGATGTCTACATCTGCTATTTCGCAAGGTGCTGGAGTTCCATGGACTACTGTTTCTGACCTCAGAAAAGGAAAAACAAGTATGGACAAAATGGCTCTTCTAACGGCAGAAAAGCTCTATGAATTTGCTACAACTGATAAGCAGTGATTTCGATCACTGTTTTTATTTTTAACAAAACACCTCCCTATTTTTCATGTAAACGTTTTTTTGAACAATAGGATTTAGATTTCTGTTTCTAATCGTTCAAAATGCGTGTTTTTGAAAAATAGAACTTAACTCTAATTTTTTAGGCAAACCATTTATTTTGCTACCGACATTGGTGTCGGTTGGTTAGACGTTTTCTTGATTCAGACAAACAAAAAACCGCAAGCCTGAGCCTGCGGTGAAAGAACAATTTAGAAAGTTTCCTTTCTATTTATTTAACTGTAATCAAGCCATCTGGCTCTACTGTGAAGTCTGGCTTATCTGCCAGTGTTCCGTCTGGTTTGAGGTAGTACCAACCTGTTCCGTCCGCTGACTGGATAAAGGCATTTGATACCATGGCGCCTTCTTTAGCGTCTAAGTAGTACCATGTGTCCTTGTACTTGACCCAGCCTGTCTTCATGGCACCTTCTACATCAAAATAGTACCACTTCTCAGCGATTTTCTTCCAGCCTGTGGCCATTTCGCCTGATTGGTCAAAGTAGTACCAATTACCGTCTGTGTGCTTCTTCCAGCGGTCTGAAAGCATATAGCCTGAGCCATCGAAATAATACCAGGTACCGTTGATTTTCTCAAACTTATCTTTTGGATAAGAGCCGTCTGAGTGTACGTACCAGTAGCCAGTGCCATTTTTCTGCCAGCCTGTTGCAGCGCTCAAGCCGTTTTCGATGTCTTGCTTAAACTGTTCACGGCTAATGCCCCAACTTGCAAGATATGGATATGGATCCACATGGTCTGAGTGGTTGTTTGGTTGGTTATTGGTACAGTATTCATGCGTCTTGATACCTGCCAAGTCGTCTGTATCAAGAGTCTTCGGCAAGCCTGCTTCGTCCGCTAGATTGCGTAGCAATTCGATATAGAGGCGATAGTCAGCCATAAACTCTTCCTTAGTTGAATGGCTTTCAATCAGTTCAACCGCTGCATAGGTCTCAGCATTCCAACCGCCCCCAACATCCCAACTTCCGTTGTTCACAGGTCCTACCTGCATGATGCGACCGTTCCCAACAACGTGCGAGAAAAAACCTAATTCTGGGTCTTTCCGCCAGTGATAATCCGCTTCATTCTGTACGGTTGAGTTGCGGTTACCTGTTGAGTGAGCATGTACTTGTCGATAAGGCTGCACCCCAACCTGTGGCAAGCCTGTACGTAGTCTGTTTCTATCGATATCCATTCCCTATCGTCCTTTCCATGCGTCATTCATCTGCTTCACTGCTGACTCTACGAAGGTGTCTAAGTTTTTGTCAGTCATGCTAATATTGTATTTTGTAAGCTCAGCACGGACTTTAGCACGAGCCTGCTCCAGCTTTTCTTCGCCCTTATAGCCAGTCTCTGAAGCTACTTGCTCAACGGCATGAACTGCATTTTTAGCTAGAATTTCAGCGATGATCACCGCTTTCTCTCCGCCTTTACGCAAAAGATAATCTTTTACTGCTTTTACAATACCGCCTACTGCTACTGTTAAAAAGCTTGTCGCAAAAGCAATGATGATTTCAGTAATTTGTTGCATTTGTTATTCTCCTTTTTTCGTATCATCATCTTTTTCAAGTAATCGCTGAAATACTTTTACAATCGGCTGAAAAAGAGTAACATTTCCTTTTAATTTGCGGTAATTTTCAATGAGTGATTGAAAAGTAAATGCGATGTACCCGAGATAGATTGAGTACAAGAATGCAAAACCTGTCTTTTCAGGCAACAAAACGGACGCCGGAATGAGGATCATCAGTAAGAGAACCCCTGAAATCTTACGAAGGAGCCCGTTAATGCCGATTTTGCTCTTGTACTCGATGTCAGGATTGATAATCGCCGCAATCGTCCCTGTCACAAAATCAATGATTTCCATTGAGACAATCAGTGCTAGAGCGTACAAGACCAAACCATCTTCAGTCTGTACGACACTTCTTAGAAAATTGAAAAATTCAATTTGCATACACATCTCCTATTCTTTAGGTTCTCCCGTTGGATCCGTCCAGTCAGGATTGCCCTCTGCATCAAATTTCATGATATAGAATTCATGATTCAACAGAACGGCGACGTTGATTGTTGCGATTGTACCACCCCACTGGTTGAACGCCCAAACGGTTTCAACATCCTTGAGTTGGCGACGGCCATTTACGATCACAGGACGTTTTTGAACATCACGATACATATAGAAGTCATCGCTTACATTCTTGCAACGAATGAACTCTCCATTTTCTTTCATATAGCGCAAAGCGCTCGCAAGATCAAATGGTTCTGTGATTTTTGTAAGGTCTAGCAAGTTATCTGTGTTTTGAATTGTTTCTGCCATGTCTATTCTCCTTTGTCTGCTGGTTTAGTTTGTTCATCAAGCAGAGCTTCCAGCTCATCCACTCGTGCTTGAAGTCTTTGATTCTCTTCCCTTTGCTCATTCAACTGAATACTCAAGAAAATTACTTGCAATCATCGGATCTGTTGAAGTTGTTGACATTTCACGAATTGTCATTTGTAAGGCTTGGTTAAGCTGTTCTGTGTTCATTTTCTAAGTTCTCCAATCTGTGTGTTCGTTTTCTATTTTCAAGAGCAAGCTCCTGAATTGCTTTAAGTGCGATATTGGTCAACATGTTGTTATTCATGCTATTGTTTTCTCCATTTTTTCTATTTTTTGATTTAATTCTTGAATAGCCTTGATTAAGTAAGGAACTAAAGCGGTATAGTCAATATGCAGATAGCCATCTGGATTCTCAGGATCTCGTGAGACAATTTTTGGAACGATGGTTTCAGCCTCTTGAGCTATTAGACCAATCTCCTCATGTTTCTTATTTTCGATGAAATCAAATGCAACCATTCTTAATCTGTTGATTTTATCCAAGGCTTTCACAGCTGTATCTGTGATGTTCTCTTTTAAGCGTCTGTCTGATTTTTGTTCCATCCAATACTTCACGCTACCGCTACCGACCTGATTCCACCAAACAACCGCATTCCTTCCGCCTTTGGGATTCCAACCATCACCAAGCACATCTTTACTTCCAAGTTCGATACCATTTGAAAACACAGGAGAACGAGAAAAAGTAGTATTCCCATAGAAGTTTGCTCTCGATGAATTCGAAAAATCCACTTGATCATAAAAACCGACTTCATTCCTACAGTACATTTTCCCATCAGTATTGACGTTCCATGCTTTAGGTCCGGCATAGTTCCAATTATTTCCCCAGTTCGCCCAGAAGGCTGTCCGGACTCCATACCCGGCACCATTCCCCATACCAACAGAGAACTGATTGACACCTGAAATCCAGCGACCGCCACCCTGGTCAAATTGACCAAGTGTGAATCCACCGATTCGGCCTTGATAGGCTTCTAGGAAGGTTGAACTAGAAATGACGGACTCAACCTTAGTAGAGAAGATACGTCCAGATGTCAGTTGGTCAATAAAAGCATCATTTGCAGTCATTTTTCTAATAAACGCAGCATCAAATCTCACTTTATCAGCCGTGACCGCTTCAGCGTCTAATATCGTAGTCGTGACCGAACCAGCTTCAAAATTGGCCGTTTTCAGCTTATCAACCATGGCAGACTTGATGACTGCTCTGTCAATCAGGGTCTCTCCAGTGATGTGGGTCAATTTCCCAACGAAGCGGTTATGTCCATTGGCGCCAAGATTGATTCCAGAGATGATATCTCCAGCCGAGTTGATGTTTTGAACTGCCCATGAGCCAGTTAGTTGGCTTTGAACAGAGCGAATCGCTTCGTCCGTGTCTTCAGGAGCTTCGGTGTACGGTGTTGCATACGATCCTTTTTCAAGTTTAAGACCTGCAATATATAGATTTGTATTTTGATTAAGTCGTTCTACACGAGGAAAGATGAAGCCGTCCACAGTAATTTTGAAGGTAAATGAGTAACGTTTCCATTCACTTGTTATAGCGACCGATGTTTCAGATGGAACACCCCAACCTTTCTCAACAGATCCATTTCTATTTACATAGAAATTTACTGTATCATTCTTCCAGTCGCTCTTCATCCATAAGCTGAATGTATAGACTTCACCAATTTTTGCATCAATCTCTTGTCCAACGCCATTCCACGAATTATTTTTAAATAGGACATCAACACCTTTGTATTTTTCAGCGTGCTTTTTCCAATTTGCACCCTTGTTTTTCCAACCCCCTGAGAAGTCTTTTGTGCCTTTCAACAAATTTTGACCATTGCTGGCATTTTTAGCCACCTCAACCTGAAACAGTTGATTAGTCAGAGCCATGCGAGCAACCTTATCCGCAATTCCATTTTCAGTATTGCCCAAAATCCGCTCGTAAAGTTTACTGGTTTCCTTAACACGCTGGAAGTCAGTAGTCTCTACTTTTCGCGCTAGTTGATTGGTCACATTCGCAAATTGACTATCAGCATTCGCTTTGTTTGCAGAAACCTGATCAGATATTCTACCCATTTGTCGTTCAGCATTATCCTTGTTTGTAGCGACCTGAGTCTTTAAATTTGAAATCTGATTATCTGTGCCTTGCTTATTACTGTTTATCCGATTTGAAATATTTGAAATCTGAGTAGTGGTTCCTTGCTCACTGCTTGTAAGTCTATTTGATAGACCACTGATTTGACCGCCCACATCTTGCTTATAAGTAGTTATCTGACTTGAAATATCCGTGAACTTACCATCTACAGATTGACGATAGCTAGCGATTTGACTAGCGATGTCTTTATTCGCACTAGTTTTAACAGCTTCAATCCTCTGATTGATACCCTTAACATCTTCTTGATAAGTAGCCTTACCAACGAAATCACGATTGACCAGCTCACGGACTGCTGTCGCTTGTCTCGTGCTCTCCTCACGAGTATAGCGCTGTAGGGCTTCCTGTCGCTGACCGTCTTTATTTACATATTCCTGAATAGCTGATAAGTCGGTTCGCAAGCCCTGAGCTGTCCGCTCAAAGGTAGCCTTAGCCTCAGTGATGAGACCATCAGCGTCCTCAGGCGCAGGACTCCAGTCCGTCGCCACACTACCGATTTCAACCTTGATTCCTGTTACCCAAGCTGTACCGCTTGTAGCACCTTCAAGATTGAATCGCAATGATGTCTTCAATTGATCAAAATTTGTTTTTTCAGAGTAGTCATAAGTGAATGTAATATATTTCCAATCTGCCGAACCTTTATACATACCAAGCGTAGCATAATCTGGACCACTCTGTACTCCGGTCTCACTATTTTTTCTAAAAAGATAATGTTTGAAGCAATTAAATACATTCCAAAAGTTTCGACCTTGGACTACATTTTCGTACTTGATCCAAGCGCTAAAAGTAACTTTTTGATACAACCTTGAGCTGAAATCTGGTTCAATGTTGAACATTAAAGTGGAGTTGTTCTCTAGCCTATAGCATTCTTTTTGACCTGTGACGTGGTTTTCAGGTAATTTTTCAATTACAGCTCCAACCGTCTTGGATTTTATCCATAGATTCCGTCCTCCCACCTTCATTTTTGAAAATTCTTCACGCAATTTCCCAGCTTCAGATACAACTAAAGTCTTATCTGCTTTATCCTTGGTTGCGTTCAGGATTTCCTGACGGATAGAGCCAGCTCGCACCTCAAATTCAGCCTGACTCAACTTCTGATTTAGTTTGTTCTGCGTGTCTGTCTCAAGACTCTTCACCGACTGCCTAATATTTTCAGCAGTCACATTGAGTGAGCTGATATCGGCTTTGGTTCTAAGGCCTTCAGTCAGACGATTCACACCAGCTTCGAGCGAGTTGGCTCGTTGTTTAAAGGTCGATTCTACTGTTGAAATCTGACCTTCTATATCTTCAGGAGCTTCTTTTGAGCTTGTTGCCAAACTTCCGTCTTCCAGCTGGGGCGCAAGAACATCTAAATATTCTCCGACCTCAGCATTTACGAGATACACATAGCCAATTGATGCGACTCCAGCCCTATTTCTAGCGCTAGTAAACGATAGCTTTGTCCAAGTTTCATCCTTTAATGTAAAGATGGGCGAAATACCCGAATTATCATTGGCTTGCCAATAAGTTTGTAGCTTGACCTTTTGACCTCTTCTGCCTTTGACCCAACAAGACATCGTGTATATGCCTTGCGAGATATAAAATCCATCTTGAGCAATACCTATTTGGTCTCTAGCATTGCTTGAGGTCAATCGTATCGCTTTATCAAAGCCAGTTGCTGGACTGTCTGATACATCAATCGTCTTTGCCGTCCCAGCGCCTGACGGTCTAAAAGTACCTGATGCCCACAATCCTCTGGCTAGCATCATGCGCTTTGTACCCCGGATATAATTCCTACCCCCGACCTGCACACTCGCTATCTTACTAGCCAGCTCCTCAGCTGTTTGCGTGAGTTCTGACTTGCTGGCTTTATCCTTGGTTGCGTTCAGGATTTCCTGACGGATAGAGCCGGCTCGCACCTCAAATTCAGCCTGACTCAACTTCTGATTTAGCTTGTTCTGCGTATCTGTCTCAAGACTCTTCACAGATTGCCGGATATTTTCAGCAGTCACGTTGAGTGCGCTGATATCCACTTTGGTTCTAAGCCCTTCAGTCAAGCTTCTTACACCAGCGTCGAGCGAGTTGGCTCGTTGTTTGAAGGTCGATTCAACTGTTGAAATCTGACCTTCTATATCTTCAGGAGCTTCTGAATAAGAAGTATCTACATCGCTTATTTCAAACTTTGGCATCCAAATCCAAATGGTTCCTTCCTGGTTGAAATTGAACAACCATTCATTTGTGGTCTGCTTGGATTCGTTTGTCCAACCTTTTGGAATATGGACAACATATCGCTTAATTTCTGTCGACAATGTCACATTTCCAGTTTTATATCCGATATTCCCTAATCGAGATCTTAGCATTATTCCATTTTTATTTGCCTTAGCATAAAAACTAATGGTTACATCTTGATTAGTCGTACTTCCGGGAATTACTTTCCCGAATTGACCCAGAGCTGGATAAGTAACCTTGGGATTACCTCCATCACGACCAGATGGATTCAGACCTATAATTTTAAGAGCCTTGTGTCCAAGATACTTACTTTCGCTATCGATAGTAGCCGTATATGTACTCGTTGTCCAAATTCCTGTTTTTGAAATATCCTGCTTGAATAGTGAGTTCAAGAATAGATTTCGACCGGATGCCTGCACACTCGCAATCCGACTAGCTAGCTCCTCAGCTGTCTGCGTAAGTTCTGACTTGCTGGCTTTACCATTGGCCAAGTTGGTCAGTTCTGACAGTCTACGAGTCGTCGTCTCCTTATACGTCGCTTGCGCTGACTTCACGCCAGCCAGTTCATTCTTAGTCCGGCTAAGTGCTTCAACTTGCTTGGCAATCTCAGCTTCAGCCTGTGCTTGCTTCGGTCGAATATCGTTTGCGATAGTTCGTTTTAGAACATCCAAGTCACCTGACAAAGCCGTCTGAGCGCTCGTAGTCTGCGACTTAAACGCTTCAAGTCTAGCAACAGAATCCAGCTCAATCCGCTTAGCTTCCTGTGCAAGTAGGGTACTTGCGCCAGCCAGTTCATTTTTAGTCCGGCTAAGTGCTTCAACTTGCTTGGCAATCTCAGCTTCAGCCTGTGCTTGCTTCGGTCGAATATCATTCGCGATAGTCCGTTTCAGAGCGTCCAAGTCACCCGACAGAGCCGTTTGTGCGCTCGTAGTCTGCGACTTAAACGCTTCAAGTCTAGCAACAGAATCCAGCCCAATCCGCTTAGCTTCCTGTGCAAGCAGGGTACTTGCGCCAGCATTTCGCAAAGCTTCCTCAGCCTTGCGCTTAGCTTCTTTCAATGGCCCGTTGTCAAAGCTATTAAAGCGCTGATTGATAGTGTCAGACAGTTCTCTCTTGACTTCTTCAGCTCTGGCTTTGGCCAGTTCTACTTGATCGTTAAAGTCTTTTTTGATTTTGTCGACCTTTTGGTCAAAATCTTTATCTGCTGCTTCAATCTGCGCTTGGATTTTCGCTTCAAAGCCATCTTGTTGCTTAATCTGCTTGGTAATCGTACCCTCGTAAGAATACTGGGTATCGTTTCCAGCCTTACTATCTGCACTGATACGACCTCTCAGACCACCTTTAAAGATAAAGCTCTGACTTAAGACAGGAACTTTAAAAGTCTCTTTCTTGTTGGTCTGAATGGTTACCCACTGCCCAACCTCAAGTAACAAATGTCCTTGGTAGTTGAGATTATACGGATAGTAAGTTAGGTTTTTCAGTTTGTAATACAAGTCATTTAAAGCGCTCTGGGTTATGAAGACATTATCAAGTTCCAAAGACCGACCTGTTGTCATACCGACCGTCAGAGACTTCTTATCCGTCTTACAAGTGATACCAGCTATCTGATACTCGATTTCACTCTTGGTCAATCCATGCAAGAAGTAACTGTCAGCGTTAATCGTGATGTTGGACTCGGTCAAATCACGGATTTCCATCTTTCCTTCTCGGTTGAAGAAGCAAGACATCCCAATCATCTGAGTCATAGCGCTCAGCATATCCCTGAACGAAAGTTTCTTACCTTCAGGAACTTGCTCGATATGGTAACGCATAGCGCTGATTCCGAAATAGTCATTCGCTAACTCAATGCCTGTTTTCAGGCAGATTTCCTGAATAACCTCTCGTACTTCAGCTGGGAAATGCAAATCCGTCACGTACTCACGATTGAGCTTAAACATACCGTCCATAAGTTCAAGTGTGGTTGTGTTGCGGTTTCGGTCAATCTCAATATCGTTGATGAAGTATTCCCCCATCTTGACCCACTGGTAGGTATCCCCAACCAGTAGACCAATCTCAGGGTGCAGGGTATCCAGCTTATTGAACGTGGTAATGATACTGGTAAAGGTAATTTTACCGCTACCAGCGCAGGTTCCACCAGGCTTATAAGTATCGCCCTTGATGTAGCCATACTCAAAACTAGCCTCTTTGATATCCCGTGAAGCATATTCACCAACACGAATAGCCAGCGTCCTTTCCTTGGCAAACATGGCTCTGTCAAATTGTCGTCTAGTTAAAGCGTCCATTTTCTTACCTCTCTACCAGATTAAATTTAGCGCCAGACCAAGGTTTAAGCTTCTCAGTAAAGGTATAGCTAGGAGCTGTCCTATCACCGACATAGAAAGTCTTTGTGACTTGGCCATCCATGGGGTCTGGATAAGATACCTCAAAAAATTTAGATGATACAGCATGTAAAAGCTGACTTATTTCTCCCTGAGTCATCATACCCCATTCACAGTCTAGTTTGCGTTTGGTCGTGATACGGTCACGCACCATGTCGCCATTGGCATTACGCCCTGTCTCTCCATCGATATCTTGAATACCGACTTGAAAAGATTTGGGAGGCTTCACAGCCACCCCATTGATTGTCAATTGTGCCATTTAACCTCCTAAATCTTGAGCAAGGTTTGACCTGCTCGTTCATGTTCCTTGTTGATTTCTTGGATAGCTACCCGTCCGAACTCATGGCCTGCGATTTGGATAACGATGTCGCCGTCGCCAGAGAATCCACCTTGTGGACTAACACCAGCCATGGCATTTACTACCGCACTGCTGACTACTCGTCCAAGTGTTTGGATAAATCCTGTATTTTCAAGTGGTACGACCGCCTCTTTACCAGCTTCACCAATCATGGCGATTGTTGGACTATCGACGATACCACCACGGGCAAGACGAGGGAGGCTAACTGTACTTACACTACCAACCCATCCTAGACCAGGTAAGTTTCTGACAACGCCTAAAACTCCATTAATCATTCCGATGAAGCCATTGACTACATTTTCAATCGTTCCAAGAACCGCATTGACCGCACTCTTAAACGCTCCACCTACTGCCTCTCCGACCATCTGACCAGCATTTACGAAGATACTTTTAACAGTATCCCAAACGCCTTTAAAGAAGTCGCCAATAGAACTAAAAGCATCTTTTACTGCGTTGTAAGCATTAGTGAACATCTCACCAAACCAGTTTGAAACACTGGATAACGCATTAGTCACATCTGCCCATCTCTCGCCAAACCATGAACCTAGTTTGCTAAAGATGTTTGTTAAGCCAGTCCATGCTTTTTGGAACATGTCAGTAAACCATGCCCCGATATTAGCCAACGCACTAGTCACATCTGCCCAACGTTGTCCGAACCATGAGCCGATTGGTGTGAAGATATTAACGATAGCGTCCCATGCACCTTGGAATACACCAGAGAACCACTCTCCGATGCCAGAGAATATGTTTACAATGGCGTCCCATGCTTGCTGGAATTTCTCGCCAAACCATTGACCTATCGGCTCAAAGATTTCTTGTAGTTTCGTCCATAGACCGCTGAAAAATTCGCCAATCGCTTGACAAATACCACTGATAAAATCACATAGTCCTTGCCATGCAGTTTTAGCAAACTCAACAACAGTGTCCCAGTTTTGATAGAGCAAAACACCGATAGCAATTAAGGCTGCGATTGCTGCAATAATCCATGTTATTGGACTTGTCAAAACTGCTAACGCTGCATTAAAAGCCCATGTTGCAGCTGTAGCGACTCCTGTTGCAACAGAATGTGCAAATTTCGCCGCGGTTGCTAATCCCATTTTCGCTGCATGAGCAGTCCATGCTAGAGCTGATTTACCAAGTTCTAAAGCAGTTTTTCCTAGCTGTGCAATTGTTTTACCTGAATTGACCACAAAATCTTTTGCATATAAGGTGTTCAAATAGATTGTTTCACCAAAACTGACCAACTTATCAAATGTCAATGCTTTAATAGCAAGACCTAGATTCTTAATCCCTCCAACAATCAAAGAGACCTTACTACCTAACAAGCTGAATGCTCCTGCAAGTCCTCCAGCTTGTTCTGCCCATGATAAGAAATTAATCGTTTGCCAAGTTGTTATCAAAGCTACGATAGGTTCTTTGTTTTCTTTACACCAGTCAGAAAAAACGGTGAAACCATCTGCCACTAACTTAATAGCATCCGCCAATAGTCCCAAAGTGGCTAAAAGGCCACCTCCTAATAAATCTGAAATTCCTTCAATACTAACACCGAATACTCCTGATAAAAACTCAGCAAAAGGTTGCCAGGAATTCTCCCAGAGAATCTGAATAATGTCAATTAGCCCATTAAAAGCATTAGCAATAGAGTTAATAGCAGGGACTACATGTTCATCATAAACACGACTTAAGCCATCGCCAAATTTGTTAACAGACCTTTCAATGCTCTCAAATACAGGCGCAACAGTATCTAATAAACTTTGGAAGACTGATGAAATTTTAGGAGCGCTTGTCACAACGACTTTTTCAAAACCTTTAAACAAACTTCCTGCTAATTTACTACCAACTTCAACAATGGTAGATGTCAAACTCAACAGAGTTGACACAATAGCGCTACCGATACGAACCGCACCAGTTGAGGTAATGACGTCGTAGAAAGCACTAGAAAAGTCCTGAGCTATGTTTCCTACTGCCTCGGAAAGGTTACCAACATTATCAAACAAAGCGACTAGCGCCCTGATAATGCGTTCTTTTTGCCTTCCAAGGCCATTTGCAATACTTTCGGCAAGGAAAACACCGATACCTAGCCCGATAGTGGTTATTGAGCCTGTCACTTGCCCTAAAGCATAAGCAATTTTCTCAGCCATTCGGTTAAAGGCATTCACAACCCTTGGGTCAGTGGCGATTTCTCCCATTGTCTTAGCTATTTGGTCTAAGGCAGTCTTAATGCGTTTTATACCTTCTGGTCTAAATGCTGCATCAAAACCTTTCTTGAAGAGGTCAAACAACCCTTTGAGCTTATCTCCAAGACCATCAAAAATGCTCTTGAATTTGTTGTCCATGTCGGTCAACTCGACTTCTGGCAAGATGTCTTTGAAAGGTCCGCCACCGCCTCCCTTTCCTTTACCACCTTTGCCACCGCCTCCAGAACCGCCTGCGTCGTCATCTTTTGGTTTTTGCAAGATGTTAATCTCATCAAATCCCAAAAGACCTAGCAACTCTTTAGCAGCTTTCTTAGCGTTTTTGGCTGAGTCTCCAAGATTGTCAGCAAGTCCTCCTGCTGAATCTCCAGCGTCGTCTACTGCGTCAGCAAGGTCTCCTGCTCCGCCTGCAGCGTCTTTCATGGCGTTACCCATGTCTCCAACTGCTCCACCAACACCATCTTTCACTGTTGCTTTCTTGTTGAACATCAAAGCGATAAACTCAGCGAGTTTAGCAGTAACATTCTTTAAGACCATAGCAAAAGAGTTCAAGACAGGCATAATGGCATTGATAATCGGTAACATAGAGTTACCAAGGTTCAATGCTGCGTCCTTCATCAGCGACTTAAATAGGCTGATACGACCATTTACAGAATTAGACAAGGTATTCCCATACTTGGCTGTAGCCTGTTCCAGAATAGCCATAAGGCGGATTTGTTGCTGGGTTTGGTAATCCAACTGCTGCCAGCTCTGTCCGTTTGCGAACTTCTTAAAGGCTTCAGTAGACTCAATCATAGCCACATTGACGTTGATTCCTAGGTCCTCAATTGCTTCGGTGTTCCCTAGCAAACCTGAGCGAATCCGCTCCATAACGTCTGTAATCGTGCGCCCTGAACCTTCAGCAACCACTGCCGATGTCTGCAACATCTTAGCAGTATAAGCACTTAGCTTATTGGTGTCTTTGATAAATCCAGAAAATAGGTTTGAGTAGACTGCACCATAGTTGGTCGCCTCACCCACACCCATATTCATCGCGTTAGCATTATTGTTAACCCATTTTAAGAAAGATTGCGAACTCTCGCCCATCTGTCGCTTGATTTGGTTCATAGACGCTGACACTTCAAGAGCCGTCTGCGTTGAATACATCCCAACATCAAGTAATTTCTTACCAAGGATTGCAAAACCAGCGAACTTAGCCAGCTTACCAAACGCACTACCGATTGAGTTCGACTGTTCACGAACTTTGGCAGTGGCATTTTTCACTTGGTCAGATGTTCCTTTGACCTGATTCTCGACTTCTTTCATCTTCTTCCTGAAAGGCGCTATCTCAGCGTCAATCATGACCTTCAATTCATCAAGAGTTGCCATTTACTTCCTCCTTCCTTTTTCGATTATGTCTCTCTGCAAAATCACGCATCCGTTCCTTATGCAACAAAAGCGCTTGTCTCTGTCGTTCCTGTTCTACTGCTTGCTGTTCTTCTACAAACAACTCAGGCGCATATTCCCAGAACTCAAAGGCCTTGGCATCTTTGGATAACAATAAAGAAACGTGGTTGGATATCATCTGCGAAAGTCTGTATGAGTCAATAATCTTCTCTTTACGCTCTTGGATTTTGACACGGTTGTAGCTTTCTATCATTTCCCTGATTTCAAGCACCGTCAAATCCCAAAAATCAAGAGGCTTGCCCCCGATGTCCAAAAACATAGGATAAAGCCTCTCAATAATCTGAGTTACCGTTAAGATTACTTGTCTACTGTCATTTTCTTCTTGGAAGTTTTCTTGTCCTTGCTTCCTCGTGGAGTAAAACCCGATACTTCAAAGAGTGGCATCAACACCTCTGTCATGAAGGTTGTTTGGTCTCCGCCATTGTCCACGTATTCATCGTATAAATCATAGACATCCTCAAGAGAATACCCATGTTCATACTGCTGCAAGGCTCCGTGAACTAACAACAACATAACTTTCAAAGGCGGTAAAGTGAACTCTTCGCCAGCTTCAGGCATGAAAATCTTCAGCAAGTTCATGCCGATTTTTTCTTCCACAGTTGCAGCTTGATGAGATGTCAAACGTAGCTTCAACTCTTTTTCATCAGTAACTTTCCAAGTCGTGTATTTTAATGCCATTTAATTAACCTCCAATTCCATCAACGAATGTCAATTCAGACTGCAAGGCAATCTTAAGTGTGAACTCGATAACGGCATTGACACCGCCACCGCCCAATTTAACGGACACTTGACCTTCAAATGTGACCTTAGTACCGTCTGGATAAGCTTGTTCGAAGTAGAGTTTTTCCTTGTCGTCTGCTGCCTTACGCAATACACGGTAAGGAGCAGTTGCGCTATCGTTTTTGTAAGAGAATTTATATTCCAATTCCCCTGCGTCTCCAATACCGAACTCATACTTCTTAACTTTATCTTCAAGAGTAGTGTTCTCTACTTTTTCAGGCTCAATACCAAACTCTGGTACTTCTTTCAACCCAACAAGCTTAGTATAGCTACCTTTTGTTTTGCTATAAGAAAGCGTAATTCCATTTGCTAACATGTTTAATTCTCCATTCTAAATTGAAAAACAAGCTCTGAGTCTAAATCAACGACACCTTCAAAACGCATGACCTTATGTCTCAAATGAGACGGGTCTGGCACGTCTTGGCAGTCAGTTCTTCGCAAACCTAAAGACTCAAAAATCTGATTGATTTTAACAGCTAACTCACTAGTGCTGGTATCATCAAAGATATCCACCTTATAGCGGATAGATGATTTTTGTTCCTGGTCATCAAACCAATCACCCGGCTTGTTTTGTTCTTCTAAAAAAATAACGACTGGGAAAGTCTCCCAATCGCTAGGATAAGTATCAGTCACATTATCTGCAACCTTTTGCAATTCTTTATAAATAACAGGCTTGATATTAATCATTTTATTTGTTCTCTTATCTTTCTACGGACATAATTCGAAATATTCTTAGACACACGCCCTTGATTGTCTCTCAAAGCTGGATAAAGATAAGGCTGAGCAGGTTGACCATACATCTTGTAGAACTCCCCAATCTTTTGAAAGTGGTACGGTCCTACATTGATTTGGTCTTCATGCACATACCAAGGATTAGACTTGTAAGTCACGCTGACCTCTGGAGAGATACCCGAATGGTTAGCTTGTCCTATTGGTCCTGTTCCGAATTCAACGTAAGGAGCATATTTTAGATTAGTGTAAACTTCACCTATAGCCCTATCTCCGTCCATTTTTGCTCTAGTTTTGATACTAATTATAAGCTCTCCATCTCTCGCTGGTGCGAGTCTTCTTGCATCAGCTTGGACAACTTTTATAGCAGCATTGTGTACCGCACGTAAGACGATATCCTCGCCAGTTTTTTTGCTAGCCAATCGTCTACATTTAGCTATAAGCCTATCTGCCCCTAGTAGCTTTGACACGCTCTAATTCCAAAACTTGATGATGTGTGTAGACCTTTTTAGAAATAACCCTGTGAGTCACTTCCGTCTGGCTATCGATACACACACCATCTTTCACTTTGATAGTAGCTGACTTATTGGCATTTGCGTTCAAAATATCATTGACACGCTCGCCATACAATTCAGACTGTAGTTTACTACTAGCTGGCCACAACTCAAGACGGATTGTCTCAGCTTCCTTGACATATCCTTCTTTTGCGACACCTTCCTCAGTGACAGTCTTTTCAAACCGTCGCATTGGATAAGGTTTCAGTCTACTCTGCTTCAAAAACATGGCCTGCCACCCTTGCTAATCTGTGCATGCGTATACGCTGTAAAAGGCCCGTAGACAGGCCGTTTTCTCCGTAGACTACTGCTATACCACCTTCGGTTCTAGAACGCTCTCCTTCCGCTCCTGAGCGGTTGTGGAGCTCGATAGCAACCTCAGGTATCAAAAGACTTAAAGCAGGGGTCAAAGATGTGCGATTAGTCTCTGACAAGATAAGATTTGTAGCTCTTGTTTGGAGCAACATGAGAAGCTGAGTATCTTCTTCGCCTGTTAATTTCTTCAGCAACTCTATAGACATATTAATCCTCTTCTAAAAACTCAGGTTCAGGGAGGATTTCCTCAAGAACATCTGAGATAGCGACACCATTGCTGGCAAAATTGTCAGCCAGCTCGGCATAGCGCTCCTCAGTAATCTCAAGTTCCTCTCCTGCCAGTCGTTTCACATTTGATTCCCAATCATAGAAATCTTGTTTGATTTTAAATTTCATAACTAAGACCTATTTCTTACCAGTTTTTTCTTTCCAGTTAGCTGAGTCAGAACCTGGTGCATTGGTTGAGCTAGTGATGTCTTTGATAGCAACATAGACTTTATCTTCATGCGTTACTGTATCACCTTCTTTATAGGCTGTTCCAGTCTTCCACGCTTTAGCACGGTTTACTGTTTTGCCTTGAGCTGATTTTTTAGCAGCAGGCTTAGAGTCTGCAATTGTGATGATGTACTTTTGGAAGTGTTCAAGCACATAAGCTCCAGTGTAGAGCAATTGTTCTACCAATTCACCAAAACGACCAGGTACGTTGTCATTGTACTTGGTATTGTCAATTTGAATTGGTGATGTAACGACACCAGGGGCACTAGCAAGGGCATTTACATTTGGCAAGAATTTAGATGGTACTTTGTAGACTGTGTAGTCATCCAATTCACCAACATATCCTTTTCCAAGGACTTTCTTATCTGCGTCACCTTGTGGTAAATGAACGATTTCAGATTTGATCGCTTTGTAGAAGCTTGGAGTGACAAAGAGCAAACGTTCTTTAGTGATTCCGAGTTCATCCAATTTTTCAGAAACGTCAAGAACTGCATTGTAAGCGTTGTTTGCGCCTTTTTCTTTGCCCATAACAACATTTTCGCTTACATTACCAAGTGCTGCATCGAAACGAAGTTTATCAAGATATGGAGCGACTACTTCGGCAGTCTGACGAGCAAGCACGTAATCAATGTTTACTTGACCGTTTGAGTCTCGTTCGTCCAACTGGTCAACGAAACGACCCCAGTATTTTTCTTCTTCAAGGGTGTAGATTTTTTCTTCAACTTCAACGTGGTCAAATTCGTTATCTTTGTTACGTTTGTAGTCTTTTAGCTCTGTTGTGTTACCAGTTGCTACTGTAAAAGAACGACCTTGTAAGGTTACTGCATCGTT